CTTAAGCTCACCCGGCGTACAAGTAACAGTTATCGATGAAAGTTTTTATACTCCTGCAGAACCAGGAACTACACCACTAGTTGTAGTTGCTAGTGCCGAAAATAAAAAGAACGGCGCAGGAACAGGAACTGCACCTGGAACACTAAAAGCAAATGCAGGAAAAGTTTATACAATTACAAGCCAAAAAGATTTAGTTGACAACTTTGGAGATCCTGTATTTAAGACAGACTCTAACAACAACCCAATTCATGCTGGCGAACAAAACGAATACGGATTACAAGCTGCATACAGCCTGTTAGGCGTAAGCAATCGTGCATTTGTAGTACGTGCAGATATTGATTTGAATCAATTAGATGCAAGTGCAGATGCACCAGCTGGTGAACCAGTTAATGGAACTTATTGGTTTGACACTGCTAGCAGTCTATTCGGTATATTCCAATGGAATGGTGCAGCATCAACAACACCGGGCGGACAAAAATTTGAAAATAAAGTACCTCTTGTTATTACAGATCCTACAAAAGTAAGTTCTTTAGGCTATCCTGTCACTAGCATTGGTAAAATTGGTGATTATGCTATAGTAGCTACTACTAATGAAAACAAATTATATTACAGAGAAAGAACAGGAGCCTGGGTACAAGTAGGGGATGCGGAATGGTTCCAAGGCTGGCCAGTAGTAACAGGTAGTAAATCAATTGCAGTAGACGAAGAATTAACTTCAGGACATAGTTTAATTATTAACGGTACTGAAGTTGTTGTTCCTAATATCCCTGATAATACTATTGGAGGATTAGCAGACGCAATTAATAATGAAGAAATTACAGGCATTACCGCAGCCGTAATAGGCAATAAATTAGAAATTTATTGCAACGGACAAATTGGCGATGATATTGTCGAAGATGATATATCAAACGCTGTAATTATAGAAATTGGAGAAGGTAATTTAATAGCATCTTCTGCAGCAGCTAGCGACATAGGAATTGCAGCTGACACATACTATGCTCCTAGATTCGTAATTGGACCACATACATCAGTACCAACATTCAAGGCAACTGATTTAGCACCAAGACCAACAGGTTCTGTATGGTTAAAGACTACTGACCCTAATCTAGGTTCTAAGTGGAGAGTTAAAAAATACAACAGTACTTCAAAACTTTGGGAAACTATTGATTCCCCACTGTACACCTCTAATACTTCTGCACTAAAAGGTCTAGATCCAACTGGCGGCGGACAAAATCTAGCAGTAGGAACATTATATGTAAGACCAAACTGGACAGAAGCTGACGGTACTGATGCAACACCAAGACTTGGTAATTTTAAAATTTATCGTCGTAGAGCTACAGGCGCAACAACTATTACTACAGACATTATTACAGGATCAACTTGGCCAGAAATTGAAGATGCTTACAGTTTTATATTAGCAGAAAGTCTTAAAGGCCAAGTTGCACTAGACACTGGCAAGATCCTTGAGTATGTTCCAACAGGAACAGCCGCAGAAGATGCAAATACCTTCGCCGGTATAATTAATGATGCAGGATTTACAAATATTGTAGCAGAAGTTACTGCACAAAATAGAGTGGTAATTAAACATACACTTGGCGGAGAAATTAGACTTTTAGATGGCCTAGGAACTCCGTTAAATGCAGCCGGACTAACAGCTTATAATCCTTCAACAGGCACTGGAACTTTAAATTTATATACATTAACAGAAGATCCAGATTATGAATTTGTAGCTTCTTTATGGGAACCTCTAGTATACACTGCTAGCGACTCTGAGCCAACAAGCTTAGCCGAAGACGGTCTGTTATGGTACAGTAGCGTCGTTGACGAAGTTGATCTAATGGTACACGACGGCGATACTTGGGTAGGATATAGAAATTATCTTCCTGATACAGATGCTGACGGTCCTATTGTTGCTGCAACAGAGCCTACTTCACAATCTGATGGCGTAACTGCTTTAAAAGACGGTGATATTTGGATTGACACCAGTGATATTGAAAATTATCCAGTAATCTACAAGTACAATGGAACCACTCTTGCATGGGACTTAGTAGATAAAACAGATCAAAGTACAGAGAATGGTATTTTATTTGCTGATGCACGTTACAATGTGTCAGGAGCATCAAGTGACGAACCAGGTACTATCACAGACATGCTGTTAAATGATTACTTAGATCCAGATGCACCTGATCCAGCACTATATCCTAAAGGAATGTTGCTATGGAATCTACGTCGAGGTCGCAAAGCACAGCGCAAAGTAATTGTACAGGCAATGCAGGCTTTAGTTAATTCTAATCAAGATATTCGCGATGAAGAAAGACTAGTGTTTAACTTACTAGCTGCACCTGGATATCCAGAACTAATTGGAGAACTAAACAGTCTTAACACAGATAGAGGCCTAACTGCATTTGTAGTTGGCGACAGTCCAGCAAGACTACCTGCTACTGGAACAGATTTATCTAATTGGGGACAGAATAAAGAACTAGCTGTTGAAGATAACGACCTTGGCCTAGTTAGTTTTGATGAATACCTAGGAGTATTTTATCCATGGGGATTCACAAGTGACAACTTTGGTAACAATGTTGTAATTCCACCAAGTCACATGATTTTAAGAACTATTGCATTAAACGATCAAGTTGCTTATCCTTGGTTTGCTCCTGCTGGTACACGTAGAGGCGGAATTACTAATGCAACTGCTGTTGGGTACATTGACGGTGAAGGAGAATTCCGTTCTGTTGCACTCAATGAAGGCGTAAGAGATACTATGGCTAGCATCAAAGTTAATCCAATTACTTTCTTAACAGGTAGCGGACTAGTTAACTTTGGACAATATACTCGTGCAAGAAATGCTAGTGCATTGGATCGTATTAACGTAGCTCGTCTAGTAGTTTACCTACGCAGACAGTTAAATGCTCTTGCTAAACCTTATATCTTTGAACCAAATGATAAGATTACAAGAGATGAAATTAAAGCAGCAGTAGAAAGTTTACTGTTAGAGCTAGTAGGTCAGCGAGCACTTTACGATTATCTAGTAGTTTGTGATGAGTCAAACAATACACCAAGTAGAATTGATCGTAACGAACTTTACGTTGATATTGCTATTGAACCAGTTAAAGCAGTGGAATTTATCTATATCCCACTACGCTTAAAGAACACTGGTGAAATTGCGAGTTTAGGCTAAGCTAAATATATAAGATAGGAGCAACGAATGGCTATTTCAACCTTAAACAAATTTACAGTTCCATTAGCTAGCAATCAGAGCAGAAAAAATTACACTAGATATGTACAACTCAAGAGCATATCTAGCTGGTAAACATTCATGGACAGCAATAACAATTAACCTACGAGATGATGTTACTGGATCAGTAGCAAAATTAGTAGGAGAGCAGTTACAGAAACAGTTTGATTTTTATGAGCAAAGTTCAGCAGCTAGTGGCGTTGATTATAAATTTACAACTAGAATTGAAGTATTAGACGGTGGTAACGGAGCAAATGTTCCAACAGTGCTTGAGACCTGGGAATGTTACGGCTGCTACATTGAGAACGCTAACTACGGTAACTTAGCATACTCAGAAAATGCAGAAGCAACAATTCAATTATCAATCGTCTATGATAATGCACAGCAAACACCACAAGGAACTGGTATTGGTTCTGTAGTAGGAAGAACTGTAAGCACTTTAGTTACAGGCGCTGGAAAGTAATAAGGAAAGGTCGCACAAGCGGCCTTTTTTTACGACCATTTATTATATGCGCAGTTAATGTTCAATAAATAATATTATGGCAAACAAAGCACTGCGACAATTTATATCCGGAGTAACTAACCCAAAGGGGTATGTTGCTGATTTTAGACATGCAGCTAGAACCTTCACGGATGATACCTTTAGGCTCGCTCCTAAATTAAAGTTTAATTTTCACGTGGCGTTTTTTATTAACCCCTACGCTTTAAAAACTTTAAATTTAAGAGAACGACATAGATACGAAATTAATGTATTAGTTAAAAAAGCAGATCTTCCTAAATTTAGCATTCCGCTTGAAACAGCGAATCAATATAATAGAAAAAAATTAATACAAACTAAAATTGATTACCTGCCGCTGAATATTTCATTTCACGATGATAACTTGAATATAGTATCAACCATGTGGAAAAATTATTATAGCTACTATTATGCAGATCATAACACTGCACAATTAGATGACGGTGTTAGTACCTACATGAGAAGCGCAACACTAAATTCAAACTATAGTTCAAGATATAGATACGGGTTAGATAATAATTCTTCTATACCTTTCTTTGATAAAATTATATTATATCAAATGGGCAGAAAAACTTATCAAAGTTATACATTAATGCGTCCGATGATTTCTGCATGGAATCATGATACTGTAGATTTTGGACAAAGCGGTGCAGTCGAAAATTCAATGACTATTAATTATGAAGGCGTACACTACAAAGAAGGTGTAGTCTATAGAGGAGATCCAGTAGGATTTGCAGTTGATCATTATGATACCACACCTAGTCCTATTACACTAGCCGGTGGAGGTACAAGAACCTTATTTGGTCCTGCAGGTGTGCTAGCAGGAGCATCTAGTGTATTTGGTGATCTTTACGCTGCAAGTCAAGGTCAAAGTGTAAATCTATTTGCTACAGCGATCAATGCTGTAAATACCTACAACAACACTTCACAACTAAGTGGTAGAGGTGTTAATGAGGAATTGACTAGAACTCTAATAACAGGCGTAACAGCCCTTGGAACGAACAGAGGCGCAGTAGGAACACAGGGTGTAAGCGGAACTAGAAATATTCAATTTCCTGTAAACGATGCAACTAATAACACTCCGGGTATACTTAGAAATATAACGGGTAGATAACATGGCTAACTTTCCTACAAGTAATACTGATTCTTCAACTGAAGTCAAACAATTTTTTGACAAATATTTTAGACATCAAATTACCTTTCCAACAAACCAAGTAGATGCAGTTATCGGATTTTTTATGAAACGAGGATTCGAAGAAGAATCTGCAAAGAGTACTGCAATTATTTTATTAAATCAAGCAAAATTAGATAGCGTTAATGTTTTTGAACTATTAGACACTCTAAAGGGTTACACTGAAGTGCAATTAAGTCAGATTGTAACTGAAGTTGTAAATGCTTACAGAGAAAAAACTAGTTTATTAGGTTATAAAATATTCGAAGAAACAGAAACGCTTGATTCTAGAAACATAAGACAATGAGATTTGCAAGAGGCAAGTTCATACCTTCTAACCCAGAAAAGTATATAGGACATAAACAACCAACCTATAGATCAAGTTGGGAATGGACTTTTATGAGATTTTGCGACAAAAGTAGGAAAGAATAAAGTAAATCAAGCTCAGTTTATAAAGAACAAAGCCAAATGGGAAGCAGCATACGCATGGTGCAAAAAACAAGGGATACGCTTTCGAGTTATCACAGAAAGAGAACTGTTTTATAACGGAAGATAAGTATTGATATGACAAAAAAGTTAGAAGAAATATTAAACTTGCCCGAAAGCAAAAAAATCATTAAAAAAGACGAGGATGCTGCTGTACAGCCCGACGTGGTTCCTGCTCTATTAAGAGACATTGAAGACTTCGATAAAATTAGTGCAGCATTACCTCAGGTTAAAGGATTAGGTGATTTATCTGATACAGAGTTTGATGATTTGGCTAAACGAGCAACTGATGCATATGACGATCTAATGGACTTAGGTATGAATGTTGAAGCTAGATATAGTGGAAGAATTTTTGAAGTTGCGGGCACTATGCTTAAAAATGCAATTGATGCTAAATCTGCAAAAATTGATAAAAAGCTAAAAATGATCGAATTGCAAATTAAAAAGCAAAAAGTTGATCAAGATAACAGCGGTGATCGCGAAGGGATTAATCTTCCCACTAATACTTACATTGTGTCAGACCGTAACAGCCTATTAGAAAAATTGAAGAATATGAAATAAATACACTATAGGATTTGTTATGAAAAATTTTAAAGAATATATCACTGAAAGCACAAAGGTTTACCCTTTTAAAGTTAAGATTGCAGGAGACATTCCTGAAAACTTTGAAAAAAACATGAAGTCTGCGCTATCAAAATTCAGCGTAGAAAGCATGAGTAAAGGTAAACGTACACCAATACAATCTACACCTTTAGATTTTCCTAATTTAAAGGATACTGAAGTTACAATTTATGAAATCAATCTAAAATATCCAGTTACTAGCTACGGTTTAGCTGAATATATTTCTCATAACTTAGGCATTGTATCTGAAAAAGTAAGAGTTAGAAATCCTGCCGAACAAGCAGAAATAGATAAACAACAGGAACATTTATTAGATTCATTCAGCACAGATCCAAAAGGCTCATTATTAATGCAAGACTATGACACTGAGGATAATCAAAAAACTGTAGGCGATAAACGAATCAGTGAATTTATGAAAGAATTATCGGCAGTTAGAGGCAAACATTCTGGTATTAACTATACCGGAGTAAATGATCAAATACTTGCTGACGGTGCACCAAAAGAAAAAGAGCCACCAACAACTGAAGATACCGGTAAGACTAGCCCTGTTGGGTCTCGTCAAAATAAAATACCAGACCCACGTAAAGGAAAAAAATAAAATGAATTGGCAAGATTTATATAAAAGAATTGCATTCTTAGATCAAGAAATCACCGAGGCAAAAGACAAAGGTGATATGGACAAAGACGGCGAAAATGAGCCTGATGACAAAGAATATCGTGACAACAAAGATGCAGCAATTAAAAAGGCGACCGGTGATAAAGAAGTAGACGAATCACTAGACGAATGTGGCCCAATGGGCAGTACTGGTTCACAACCAGA